TATCATACCATACTATCCTTTCAATCGTAGCAGTTCCAAAAGGATCTCCAAGTTTATCAGTTCCCAATATTCCAAAATCAGTATTTCCAACAATAAACCCATCATTTTCCACTACCTTTTTAAATACTTTACAATAAGTTCTCTTATCTGTTACGCTCTGATCTAAATATCTGATTTGAACAATAATATCAGTATCTTTCTGTAACTCTTCCTCAAGCCTCCTAATCCTTTCAACAGTAAAAGCGCCCCAATCAGCAATCTTCCATTCTTTATCTCCCAAATCAAGCTTATCCCCCTTATAAGGATACTCTAAGGTTAACTTATTTATAACAAGAGTCCTATCTTCATTAGGAGTGTTTTTCACATCAACAACCCTCACTTTTTCACCTGGAAAATAATTAATAAGCGAAATAGGAACTGGAGACAATTCAGTAAAAGGATCCTTAAATTTCAAAAGTAACCCAGTAGCTCTCCTTTCCGCATCATCAACACTTTGCACATCATGGAAATGTAAAACCGCATGATACTCCCCATATTTAGAAATACTTAAATCATCCAATACTTCAACAGGCGCAGGAATAACTCTAGTATACACAACTTTAACATTAGCAGTTCCAACAGCAGGAGTCCAATCAGTCGTACAATTAATAAGTTTCCCTTCAGAATCAACCTCATAATCATAAGAAGTACTAGTACTTGATTCAACACCTGGAGTTTTCAAAGTCAAAGTAGAAGCAACATTCTCCCAAGCTTGAACAATTATAGGTTTTGAAGCTACAGCAAAAACTTGACTTGCACTATTATCCCCATTAAAATATTCCTCATCTTGAACCTCTTGCGAAGCACCTTTAACAAGAATCTTATTCATACATTGACTATTATCCATCTTCCATTTAGGAATGTTAGAACAATTACTGCTAACTCCACCAACATAAATAGTATCAGAATTCGTAGTATAACCCTTAGGTTCAAAATGAACAGTGCCATCAGCCTCACTATAATAAATTTGGTAATCATAAATTTCTGCAAGCTTCTGAAGCCTACTTAAAACATCTGTATAATCACAAATAAATTTTTTGATAATAAGAACATCCCCAGTATCTACAACTGTTGCAGATAAACCCCCCCAAGTTTCAATAAGATCCTTAGCAATATCACTTCCTTTACTTTCAGAAAGAGGCGTACTAGTCCCATCATAAGTATAAGCCACAGTTTTCTTAATAAGATCAACAAGATTATCTTTTCCATAAATAATTGTTATCGGACCTTGTTTATCAATTCTATCAATATATCCATCAAATTCAAAATTATCAGTTGAAGTAGTAAAACCCCTTTTTATACTGATAGTCATACCTTGAGAAAGTTCTGGTTCATCAGACCATATTTTTTTAGAACAACGAATCTCACATTCTTTAACAGCCTGACCAAAAGTTTTAGTAACCTTATATTTTATGAGTCTGCCAGTACCAGCAGAAGCTATATTAGAACCGTTTATTTTCAATTCTGTAAGCATCTTACTACTCATTAAGCCGCACCCTGAATAAGTTTAATATTAAAAGAGCAAATATTACCTGGAATGTTCCAATCAGTAGTTATTCCAGCAATCATACAAGAAATAGTTCCAGTTTGATCGCTAACAAAATTTATGACAGATTGATCGCCATTACAAAGAGCTTCAATACCATCAACATAACCTTTTATTACTGCAACAGTATCCCTCCATTCTCCCCTAACAGTTATTAATTTAATTACTCCAAGAGCATCAAACACTTCTGTAGCATCACTGTCTAAAGTAGGAATTGACAAAGGAATTATATTAGCGTTCTTATCTACGTTAATACCTTCAACTCCTTCAATATCCGTCCCATCTAATGTTGGTTTTGCACATATAGCCATTTTTTACACCGCAAAAAATTCTGTCGTTCTCGAATTCAAACCATTTTTCATTCTTTGTTCAAATTCGCTAAACAGTTTTTCCTTTTCAGAATCGCTTATTTTAATTACTGTTAAAAATTGTTTGTTAACTGCATTAAGCGAATTAGTTAGTTTTTCAATATCTTTAACTACATCTTCATATACCATTTTTAATTCCTTTTCCCAGAACTTTCATAAACAGTTCTTATAATATGTGTTGTTACAATTACAGTTGGAATATTATTTAAAGCAGTAATAACTTTTCCCGCTGCAGTCACAGATTTAAGCATTGTCTCACTTGTTTTATTAAAAGATCCCATAACAGTATCTCCAGTTTCGCTTTCGTTTTTCCCTAACTTATCTACAGCAGTATCATAAATTGTTTTTAATGAACCAACTATTGTAGGGCCTGGATTTATAGCAATACCAATCCATTTACCTGCAAATTTAAGCCAACCACCCAAAAAACCTGCATCTTCAGTTTCCTTATCAGTTCCTAAAACTAACTCCAATGCTTTAGCAATAAGCGGAAATTCTTCCTCAAATTTACCTCTTAAAAAAGTCATCATCTTACCAGCAGTATGTTCCCAAACTATTTCAAAAGCCAAGAAAAAAGAACCTACAACATCAGCCCAACTAAACTTCGCTAAAATCATCGAAAACTTATCCCAAGCTCCAGATAACACTTTTAAAAGAGCGCCACCAAAACTTTTTATATCTTCATTTTCTCCCATGACACCAAATAATTTTAAGAAAAATTCTATACCTTCTAAAGCCATATTTTTAAAAGTAGTCCATAACGTGTCAAACACTCCTGAAGTGTTAAATTTCTCTTGAGCTTTCGCCCACCATTCATAAAAACTATCAAGTTGTGGATTAAGAACATCTGTTGCAAAAGAAAGGAAGAAATCTTTTACTCCACCAATAACAGTACCAAATCCAGCCCACATAGCTTCAAAATCTAATTCTTTAAATCCAGTTAATATTTCTGCAATTCCTTCTCCAATCGTAATTTTTGCTTCTGCTCCACCTCCATCTTTCATCCATAAAGCCCACGCTTTATAAATAGGTAATACAATTCTCAAAAATGAAATAGCAAAAGGTCTAAGAAACATACTCATCGTGTCACCAATAGGTTTAAGCATTAACATAAGAGTCTTACCAAATATTTTTAATGTTCCCTGTAAGTGAATGCTTGAACTTACTAATTTATCAAAACCTGCTTTTGTAACTTTTAACATAGCCTCACCTAATAAAACAAGCCCTCCAATTCCAGCAAAAATATCTCCCCAGATAGGACTGTCTTGAGCAAAAGCTGTTTTAGCGAATGCTTGAGCAATTCCGCCACTTCCTCCTCCACTTCTTCCTCCAGTTCCAGTTTGTCCCATAACACCTTTTAAACCAGAGGTGTCAAAAACAATTTTTGCACTTATAATATCATCAGCCATTTTTATTCATTTCCATGTTATGTTCTTGTAATTCTTTCTTATTAAATTCACTCTCAGTATAAACTAAGGCATCCAATAAAGCTGCAGGAATCTTATCAATCACATCAGGTGACCAATGATAAGCCTTAGCTAAAAACCTTATAATAAAAAGGTTGGAATGTACTGGATCAGAAGGCATCTTTCCTGACCACACCGCAGCTTTTATTTTTTTTGATTTAATTCAGTATCGTTAACTAACTTATTTAAAGCGGCCATTAACAAATCATATTCCTTATAATGCAAACTATCCAGGGCTTGATCTATTTTCACGTTCCCAAACGGATGTTTAGTTATGCACAAAGGAAGTAATGTTGTCATAAAAACACTTCTTTTCGGACTTTTCCCCCCAGTATCAGCAGCTATGAGTGCTTCATTTCTTTTTCCGCCCATAGGTTCTGATATTTCCACGTCTCCTTTTTCAAGAGTAACTATTTCTTTTTTAAATTCCATTTTCTGTTTTTTTCCCCACAAATTTTTAATTAAAAAAATAAAAAAATTATGAAATCGTCCAAAACCTACAAGGTACCTTAGCAGTACTATCAGTAAGTCCAGCCAGGGCAACACCATTAAAACCAACTTCAATATCACCACTATCCAATTCCACAGGTAACGTAAAATTACTAAAATAACTATTTTCCAAATCAAAAGCCAAAACCCTATCATTAGATGCACTACCTTCAGCCAAATCTAAACTCAAAGCAGGAGTCGTATTCTCAGCAGTATCCAATACAGAAGTTCCAGAAGCGGTTCCATTAAAAATATGATTTCTTAATTCAACACCGCTAACAGTACTAGCACTATCATCAAAATGTAATCTAACAGTACCACTAAAAGTATATCTCCTTCTGATAGCAACAGGATTCATCAAAAACCTACTTAAATCCCTTGATTTCTTATATTCAATATTACAAGTGATAGTCAAATTAATTAATTCAGCAACAGTTTCACCATTTATCGTAACAGCACCATCAACAAAAGTAAATGGTCTATTTGTAGGACCCGTATAAGCTTCTGCAGTTGTACTTTTAACAGCGTTCCTCCCAGTCCAATTAGCGTTAACCATAATCTTCTCTCCAGCATTACAATTAATCGTTACTGATTCAAAAAATACTCCATCATAAGCCATCACATCATCCGTAGCACCTTCGAGACCGCATTCTAAAGTAAGAGTATTTACTTCACCAGCAGCATAACCTAAAGCAGTAGCTTCCTGAAGTTCATAATTATCTGCAGCAGTTCCAGCACCGCTTTTAGTAGCTAAAAATAAGTATTGCAAAAAAGCAGGATCAGTTAATTCCCAATTCATAGAACCACTCACATCTGCTACGCCATTTAATACGTTTTTAGCATTTAAGCCATCACCTATTCCTTGAGAGAAAATAGGATTATTTTCTACAGTTGCTGTAAAACTTTGAACTCTATCAACATAACTCGTTCCAAGTGGGGCTCCAGGTGTTCCCCACGCAGTATCTTCAGCATAAATTAATACGCCATCAACTACTCTATATACATTTTTAGCCATTTAAATCTCCTCCAATATTTCATTTATTAATTCTTCTTTACTATTATCAGAAGCTCTCAAATTATTCTCTTTAACAAAGTTTCTAATTTCTTTCATGCTCATCTTTTCTAATTGTTCTTTCATCACCAAAGGTTTTATAGTATTTGGTGCGCTTCCTTGATTTCCCCAATATTCGCTCGGTGTCATTATAATCAATCCTCCACAGTTTTTTTAATGATGTCATTAAAATCTACATTTCTTACAACACCATCATGTTTATTTAATTCTCGTCTGACAAATTTTAACTTTTCAACAAAAGCTTTCAATATCCTAATTTCCCTTTGTGTTAATTTAATCATTTTAATACTCATATATAAATCTAATTTTGAAATCTTGACTTCTTTGCATAACTTTTTGCTCACCAAACGGACTTGGGATCATCGGACTCATAATCGATGGTGTTATAAATCTGATAAAATAAAAACTTTTCTTATTTTCCATAAGATTTTCTCTAATATCACTTATCATACTTTCAGTATCCCTCTGACTTTTTGAATACGTACTTATTGAAACTACATACTCTGAATCATTACTTCCAGCGCCTATTTCGTTTTCTTTAGTATTTCCACTAATAATATCAAAAGCTATTCTTGGAAAAGCATTAAGTTTAAGATTAGGTTGTGGATAATCAGGAAAAATCTTATCAGTACTTCCACTATCATATTGAACAGTTGCAGTTCCTGATTGGGACGCAGTAAAAGTTATTTTACAATCTTTCGTTCCTGAATTATCATAATCAATATCATAAACATAATCTGTTCCATAAACGAGAGTGCTTCCATCTAAATCAATATCCCTTATGTTTTTCGTATTTGAAACACCAAGAAGCATAGAAGTTTCAGAAGATAACACGGCAGTTCCAAAAGAAGTGGTAACTCCCCTCTGTGTTGTTGTGAGAATATCTTTATTTCTAAGAAAAAATAATAGTTCATCCTTTAATTGGTTTGTAGTTGTATAAGCCATTCTGTACCTCTTGGTATTTAATCAAATGCTTCTTCTAAATTATTTTTTATAATTGGTATTACTTCATGGTTAAATGTTGGTCTAATAAAAGGGTAAGGTTTAGTTCCCCTTTTCTTTATTCCCATAGCCAACGCCCATGCTTTCTGTTTAGTAGACATTTCTTTTCCATTTTTATTTTTCCAATCTGTTTTCCTCCTAACCCACCCCTCAAGGGATTCAACTGGTGGCATATGCGGTGGAGTTCCCCACTCAACATATTTTCCTTGTTCAGGCATTGAAAAAACTAATTCAAAAATGTCATCTGTTTCATTAAATTCATAAGCTATATTTGATTTTAGTGCAGAAGTATCCACACCGTGTTCTTTTGATAATTTTGATTTTAAAGCTTCAACAATTTCAAAACCTGAAGCGTTTAATGCTTTTCTCAAATTATCTTTTGTATCTTCCACATCAATTACTATTTTAGTCATTGTGATAAAAACAAGTTGCAAGCTGTGTATACGAATTTTGTTTCGCTTGCTGATTGCATTCCGAACTCTCCTGGAACATCATACAATTCTTTTATCCTGCAAGTTCCTGAAGTTTCTTGAACTATAAGATCATCTTTACTTACCCTATCCTCATACTTAGCAAGTAATACAGCATCGCCTTTTTCTATAAAACCTGCTTTCTGATAATCCCAACGTTGTCCAGTACGCATGAAATAAGCTTTAATCATAACAGGAGTGCCTTGAGTTAATGTTTCTTCTCCACTATTGTTATTTGTGGTTTTCGTTATGGGAATCCTTTTAATAAGTTGACCTGCATAACTATCTAATATTCTTTGAAAATCATTTTTGCTAAGTATTTTTTGTACCATTTTTTATGAAGTAAAATCATTATAAACTTTAACCAAAATTTACGAAGGGACGATACAAAGGTTGCTTATGAAACGTACTCTCCAACTGATCGCCAGTACCACCATAAACGATACCCTTAGCCTCCCTCTGCAAACTAGCCAAAGCACTCTTAATATTAACATAAGGCTCACCCTTAGACGCAGTTAAACCACCAGGCAAACTCACACTAGTAAAATCATCATAAGTACCAGAAATTTGTGCAACTAAACATTTAATTCCAGCAATAACAGCACATAATCTTTTAATAAGTCTTGGAATTGGATAAACACCATATATGTATTTCATATTAACAAGTTGTGGATAAGTATCTGCAAACACAGTAGTTTCTGGATTGAGATTATTTCTTAATTCTAATTTTCCACTAGCATTATACTTGCTTACTTTAGACACTGTTACAGTACCAGAATTAATAACAAGACCATTTAAGTTAATAAGAGGTTGTTTTTTTACAAATTGAAAACTTTTACCGCTTCCATCAACAGTTTCATCCTGATAACCCAACTTAGTAATCCTATAAGTAGAATCCGTACTTGGAATAGTATCCCACGAAGGAGAAACAACAACAGCAGTTCCAGTATTACTTTGAATCTCCCTATACTGACCGCTTCCAGTACCACCATAAACCCAAATAACATAACCAACATATTGATTTATGGGCCATAACTTATCATCATCACCTAAAGAATTAATTAAAGCAGTTCCAGCAGTACCTAAATCTTCAACATTTCCAAAATTAGTATGATACAACTCTTCTATTTCTTCTTCTGCATCAGCAATAAATCTTTTAATTACAGGATCAGAGATAGGAGCATCATTTTCTGGAAATTTTATTGCTTCTTTCACTTCTAAAACTTCACAAAATATTTTTAATCCCCTCCTTTAATAATTATCAAGATAAACAATTACTTGAGCTATCTTACTTGTTCCCATATTAGCACCGTAAACATTTAAAGTTCCCTCAACAGGAACCTTAAAATAAGTAGCAAGCGCTGGACAATCAACCATAGCCGTACCGCTAAAAACGCTATCGTTCTCATAAATTGATACATCATTATCATTAGTTATTGAAACATCCCACGCAGTTGTAGGAACAGAACCAGCAACAGATTTTATTTCAATCGCCGCAATGTATCCTTTACAATTTTTAATAGTTGCCGTACCAAATCCAGCAGATACAGTTGAATTAAGACTGGTTTCTTTAATTTCGAATCCCATTTTTCAAATACCTCTTTTTTTGAGGTTTTTTTTTTGGTTCTTCAATCTTGATTTCTTCTTTTACTTTATAATCAGGATTTTTTACTTTTCCCAAATACCCTTTTCCTTCAGCATCAACCATTGATTTACGAATAAACTCATCAGTTGTATTAACTTCAACTTTTTTTGCTTCAGAAGGGAATGATGTAGTCATTAATACCATAATAATCAGTCCTCCATTAGTTTTTTTTTATGAATTATAGAGAGAAAAATATTATTTTTTCCTTCCCCATATGTAAATAGTTCTTTCTTCATTATCTGTAGCGCCTGCTAAATCAACTACTCCCGCAGTTGTTGATGTTGTTGTGAATACTCCATCTGTTGCAGAAACTACTGAAACATCATAAATAGTATCTACTACACTTGACACGTCAACAGTATCATCTGCATCCACAGTATCTGGTGTTACTACAGTCCAAAAATCAATACCTTGCATAGGTGTAATCATTGAAACAGTGCAAGTTCCTATGGCTATTGCTCCCATAAATATCAGTCCTCCATTAGTTTTTTTTTATGAATTGTTAAAACAAAAAAAAAATTGTTTTACGCACTCTTTCCCCATATGTAAACAGTTCTAGCTTCATTGTTAGTTGTTCCTGACAAATGTACAACTCCAGTAACTGTTGCAGTTCCAGCAACTAAACCATCTGTTGCGCAAGCAACTCTTATTGCATAAATATTAGCATCTAAAATAAGATCAGATACGTCAACTGTATCAGCAGCATCCGCTGTTGCAGGTGTGACTATTGTCCAAAAATTCATTCCTTGCATAGGATTTGCAGTTGTAGTACAATCTGTTAATAATATTGTAGCCATTTTTCTTTTCCTCCAGCCCTTTAGGCTTTATAAATTATTGTTCCATTTAATGCAGCCGTACCATTAGTTCCAGTTACGCCCACGATTGCAGTTCCACCACTTATATCAGTTACACACGCTGTACCACCACAATTTAAATGAGCGTCAACTATCCCTGACGCATTTGTGATCTCCAGAGAGTCTCCTGTTGGATAAAAACTTGCTAAATAAATTCTTCCAATCTTATACCCATCATTAGGCACTCCACCATTAGGGTATAAGTCTATTGCAGCTGTTTTGTATGCTGTCATAATTATCAGTCCTCCATTTTTCTAAGATTAAAATAAAATAAAAAAAGTAAGCGTGAGCTTACCCAGATATTTCAGTAATCGAAGAATTAAATGCTGTATTCTTTATGATTAAACATTCATAAATTTTCAGCATAAACTTCTGACTATCATTTGTTTTAGCTAGATTTTCATAAGTTAAGTCTTGAAGAACTCTCATTTCAACAACTGATAAGTCTAAAAAGTATATTGCTTTACTTCCACTTACGTTACTCATATACATTGATGGTATTACTGGAACGTCTCCAACCATAGTGTGAAGTACAATTGTAGAAAATCCCCAGAACACTTGCTGTACTGGTTGTAAATAACCAATCTTTGCTGTTAGTAATCCAAGTAAATCTTCATATACACCACTTGAACATACTGCAAGATTAGGTCTTCCACCATCATCAAAAGCATATCTGATTGCTGTATTAATATCATTCAAAGAGATAGCAGTTGTGTTTTTATCAACTGTATTAGTTGTGGATTGCAAACTAATTATTCCAGCAAATTCTGTTCCATCAGGACCCGAACCAACTGAAGTTGTAGTATTACCGTTAAGAATCAAGTTTTCTTCTTGTTCTCTCATAGCTCTTGTTTTTACAAGAACCTCCATTTGCTTAGCGTTTCCAGCAGAAGCATCATTAAAAGATCCACCAGCACCACCAGCAGGAGTCATACCTTGTAATACGAAGGATGGCATTGCAGCGTGCATAGGACCAGTTACTCTTCCTACTGAATACAAGAATTTTATTTCAGTGCTTTGTCTGTCATAAGTATCAGTTACATCAGTTAATTCAGCATCTTCAGAAGCGGTTGTTCCTCCACCTTTTGCTGTAAGTTGATTGTAATCTGCAAACATTCCCCTGTTTGTTACTCTTGGAATTAATTCGACAAGAGGAGTATATTTTCTTGTAACATCAACAACTTTAGGATCTACAAAAATAGGAACCATAGCATATCCTGCAGTTCCTGCTCCGCCAGCAGTTGTTGTTAAAGCTTTAAGTCCGATTTCTGCTTTTTCTGCAATAAATCCTCTCATGTCAACATCATATTTAAATTTTCCTAAACTTTTTACGTCTACTCTTTGATAACAAGTTTTATCTGGAATGTTACCAAAACTTTGTGCGTAAGCATCAGCATAACCTATTCCTTCCATTGATTTTGTGCTTATCATTTTTCCTTATCCCTCCTTATATTGAATCAAGCATTCCATTGAGTTTCTTTTCAGATTTAACTTCAACAGGCATTTCTTCTTGCTTTGATTTAAAAACTGGTTTGTCTTTTAAACTTTTCAATTCTTTTTTTGTTGTGTCTAAATCTTCTTTTATAGACTTTAATTCAGCAGTTAATTTTTCTAAAGCTTCATTTTTTGTTTTTTCTTCAACTTTAGGTTTTTCAACTGGTGTTTCTTCCTTTACTTCTTCAGCAACTTTTGCTGGTGCTTCTTTAACTTCTTCTTTTACTACAGGAGCATCCTCAACTGGTGCTTCAACAATTTCATCTGGCATATTAGCCACCTCCTTATTTTCAAAATCATCAATAGATTTTAACATTATTCCTTTCATACCAAAATCTGTCATGATAGCTGATGGATTAGCTGGCGTTCCAGTTAATGCAACATTTAATAGGTTTACATCATCAAGTAATCTGACAGTTTTATCTCCTATTTGTTTTTTAATAACTTTTGTCGTTTTATAAGCAATACTAAAAGCATTAACAAATCCACCTTTAATACTCTCCCATAAAGCTTTAAACTTAGGACTTGAAGGATTAAGTTTTGCTTTCACCCATAATCCTTTCTGATCTATTTTTCCTTCAATTATCTTTCCAGAAGGTAAGATAGTGGGATTTTCCCTAAATGCTTCGTGGTCATAATCAAGAGCGATATTTCTGCTTTTTAACTGTGCAAGCATACTTTTCATGCAATTATCAGTTACTAAATCATTAACTAAGTCAATATCTTTAGTAGAAATATATCCGCTTACGTAGAAATCTTTTCCTCCTTTTGTTTCAACTTCTTCAAAATTAACATCATCACTAAAATATATAAACTCATTATTTTTTACCATACCCCTATTATTCTGATTTATTCTTTTTAAAACCCCCGATTACCATTTTTTAAACATATCCTTTATCTTTTAATATCTGGCTGTATCTATGCCTGAAATAAGCTAGGCAATCATCCTTCTTACAATTCTGAAAGTAATTAAGAGCATGACATATCTGACTTCTATAATCAAAATTATCCTCCTG